ATGGACATGGTGGCTGACGCCGCGCAGGCCCGCGCCGCCATCCGCTTTGACATGGCACAACTAATCGCCGCGCTCGACAAGCGCATCACTCTGCTTGAAAAGGGCAAATAAATGGACCTTCTTGCTAAATTTGGCCCCCTACTTGGTCAACTGGCCCCGTCCATCGCCACGGCGCTGGGTGGCCCGCTGGCTGGCGTTGCCGTCAAGACCCTGTCCAGCGCGCTGTTTGGGCACGAAGACGGCACCGAGGAGCAGATCTCCGAGGCTATGGCGTCCGCTACGCCTGACCAGCTTGCCGCCATCAAGAAGATCGACGCCGACTTCAAGGTGCAGATGAAGTCCCTCGACATCGACCTTGAGCGCATTGCTGCGGGAGACCGCGACAGCGCCCGGCAGATGCAGCGTGAGACAAAGGATTGGACCCCCAAGGCGCTGGCCTTCTTCATCACGTTTGGGTTCTTCGGGGCGCTGATCTGGATCATGGTCTTTGGGATTCCCCAGACGGGGACCGAGGTCCTCTTGATGATGCTTGGCTCTCTCAGCACCTCGTGGACCGGCGTGATGCAGTTCTACTTTGGCTCATCCGCTGGCTCCAAGGAAAAGAACAGCCTCCTCGCCGCTAAGGACAAGTGACATGCAAGAGAATTGGGACAAGAGCTTTGAGATGGTGCTGAAGCACGAGGGTGGATTTGTGAATCACCCAAAAGATCCGGGCGGAATGACCAATTTGGGTGTTACAAAGGCGGCTTGGGAGGGCTACATCGGCAAGTCCGTGGACGAAGCCTTCATGCGTTCCCTGACCCCTGAAGTGGTAAAGCCCTTCTACAAGGCCATGTATTGGGACAAGATCCAGGGTGACCAGCTCCCCAATGGCGTGGACTACGCCGCCTATGACTTGGCCGTGAACTCCGGCACCGGCAGGGCTGCAAAGTACCTCCAGCAGATCGCTGGGGTGACGGCGGACGGCGTGATTGGGCCAAAGTCGCTTGAGGCCATCCAGAAGTGCAACCCCGAACAGATGGTTCAGGCCCTGTGCGACATGCGCCTCGACTTCCTCAAGCGCCTGCCGACCTTTGAGACGTTTGGGAAGGGCTGGAGCCGCCGCGTGGCCGAGGTCAAGGACAAAGCCTCTGGCATGGCGTAAACGGCCCGGCAATGATATAAAGGGCGGATCACGGGGTTAGTCATGACCACAGGCCTCACTTATTCTGAATACGTCACCCAAATCGCCACGATGGCTGTCGTGGCGGAGACTGATGCCGCGTTCGTCACGATCTTGCCCCAGATGATCACCTACGCCGAAAACAGGATGTATCGTGACATTGACTTCATGTTTACGTCTACGTCCCTGCACGGCACAACTTTTGTCTTAGCAGCCGGGAATCGGAACCTGTCCTTCAACATTGATCTGGCGTCAAATAGTGACGCGCAGGCGGGTACGTTCGTCGTCAGCGAGCAGATCAATCTTCTGACTGACGCGAACGGCGATGCTGCCACTACAACAAACCCAGACGCCTGCGTCCGCGTCCCGCTCCTGCCGACGACAAAAGAGTTCCTTGACGCCGTCTACGGCTCGTCCCTGACCGCCAACCGTGGCCAGCCCCAGTATTTTGTGCCCTTTAACGAGACGCTGTTCTTCGTCGGCCCGGTCCCGGATCAGGCCTACCCGGTCGAGGTCGTCGGCACCTACCGGCCCAACAGCCTCTCGGCGTCGAACACGACAACCTTCATCAGCCTCTACCTGCCTGATGTCTTCATCATGGCCTCAATGATTTACATCAGCGCCTACCAGCGCAACTTCGGGCGCCTGAACGACGACCCGCAGATGGCCATCACCTACGAGAGCCAGTATCAGGCCCTCCTCAAGAGCGCCATCGTCGAGGAGGCCCGCAAGAAGTTTGACGCCGCCGGGTGGTCTTCGCAGAGCCCCGCCACCGTCGCCACCCCGACGAGGGGGTAACCCATGCCGCATTCCGCCTTAAAATTGATGCCCGGCGTCGATCAAAACAAGACGCCCGCCCTCAACGAGGCCGCAATCTCGGAGAGTCAGCTCATCCGGTTCATTCCCGACCGGACGCTTGGCGGCTTGGTGCAGAAGTTGGGTGGATGGACAAAGTTCTACGCGGGTCAGATTGGCTCCACTGTCCGAGCACTCTGGGCGTGGGAGGACACCAATGCCAACTCGTACTTGGGCGTGGGGGCGGACGGCGTCCAGCCGATTTCTGTTACTGGCGCCAGCTCGACTACTGCGGGTGGCCTCACAGTCACCGCCGCGTCCGGCACGGGCACAACCGCCACACTCACTTACTCGGGCGGCTACACGTTCCTCGTCGGCAGCACAATTACCGTCTCGGGCATGACGCCCAGCGGCTATAACGGAACCTATACCGTAACAGCCTCGGGGACCGGCACCGTCTCTTACGCCAGCGCCACTACTGGCGCCATGACTGTTGCGGGCAAAATTGGTGCTACCGCCACGCTCACCTTCACCAACACCTTCATCTTTACGGTTGGCAAGAGCATCACGGTCAGCGGCGTAACCCCCAGCGGGTACAACGGCACCTTCACGATTACCGCCGCCACCTCAACCAGCGTCTCCTATTATGTGACCTCGACGCCCGGCGCATATGTCTCCGGCGGCCTGATCACCGGCGGCGGCAATTCGCTCGGGATCATCATCTCAGGCGGCAGCCAAGACATCACGCCGGAGAAGACAACGGTCAATGTCGCGGTTAATTTCAGCACGACTTCCGGCAGCAATGCTGTTGTCATTGTTGACGCTGGGCGCAACACTAATAGCTACTATGTCGTTGATATACAAACACAAGTCAGCATTGGCGGCATCGTCCTCTTTGGGCAATACGCCGTCAGCAACCCAAGTTTGAGCGCAAATCAATACACAATTTATGCGGGTGATCTGGCCACCTCGACGGTGTCCAATGCTGGCGCTGTGCCCGTCTACACGACGGCCAATGGGACCAGCCCCGTCAACGTCCTGCTCAATAACCACGGGTATCTGGCGGGAGACACCTATCCGGCCCTGATCGCGACGACCGTTGGGGGCATCACGATTTACGGCAACTACACCGTCGTCTCCATCACTGATGCGAATAACTTCATCATCGCTGGAAGCGTCACGGCGACTTCGACCGCAACCGTGTCTGAAAACGGCGGGCAAGTTCATTTTATCTACTACAATGGCGTAGGCCCATCGCCTCCGGGCCTCGGGTACGGATCTTCCGGCTACGGTTTCTACGGATATGGCGGCTACGTCCCCCCGCAGTATCGGGGCGTCCCCATCAACGCGACGGACTGGACCCTAGACAATTGGGGGTCTATTTTCATCGCCAACCCGCTTAATGGTCCTATTTATCAGTGGGATCCAACTTTGGGTACTGCGGTCGCAAACATCATTGTCGCCGCTCCCCCAGTCAATCAGGGCGTGTTTGTCGCCATGCCCCAGCGCCAGATTGTGGCTTGGGGCTCAACATTTACGGGCATTGGCGACCCCCTCCTGATCCGCTGGTGCGACGTTAACAACTACGACGACTGGGACGCCACCCTCACAAATCAGGCTGGCAGCTACCGCATTCCAAAGGGCTCGCGCATCGTTCAGGGTATTCAGGGGCCGCAGCAGGGGCTTCTCTGGACTGATCTGGGCATCTGGGCGATGCAGTATGTTGGGCTGCCCTACGTCTACCAATTCAACGAGCTTGGCACGGGCTGCGGCCTCATCGGTCGCAAGGCCGCCGGGTCCATGAATGGCGTCGTCTACTGGATGGGCCAGAGCCAATTCTACCGGCTGGCGGGCAATGGCGTTGAGCCCATTAAGTGCCCGGTCTGGGACGTAGTCTTCCAAGATTTGGACACCACTAATCTTGACCGGATCAGGATTGCTCCCAATTCTCGCTTTGGCGAGATCACTTGGTACTTTCCCACCTACGGGAATGGCGGGGAAAACGAGGGATACGTCAAATATAATATCAACTTGGACCAGTGGGACTACGGGTCCAACTCTGCCGCCAATCCATATGTATCGCGCTCGGCGTGGATCAATGAATCTGTCCTTGGCGCCCCTATCGGTGCGGGCCTAAACCAATATCTTTACCAGCACGAGACCTCGACGGACGCTGACGGCGTGGCGATGAACTCCTACTTCCAGACGGGCTACTTTGCCATGACGGAGGCGGACGTGAAGAGCTTCATTGATCAAGTTTGGCCCGACATGAAGTGGGGCTACTTTGACGGGACGCAAGGCGCCAACATTTTGCTGACGTTCTACATCACGGACTACCCCGGCGACACGCCAATTGCCTATGGCCCCTACACGTTGACGCAGGCAACGCAATTTATCACGCCCCGCTTCCGTGGCCGCTTGGTCTCAATCAAGATTGAGAGCAACGACATTGGCTCGTTTTGGCGTCTTGGGAATATTAGGTATAGGATTCAGGCCGATGGCAAGTACTAGAGCGGAGCTTTAAACCATGCCAGCATCGCTTGATGATATTCTCACAACGCAAAAAAACGGTGTCGTTGCTATCAACGGTCTGAACCAGACGCTCAAGCTGATTGAGGCTGATCTTCCGTGCATCTGCACCAATCTAGCGGCGATTGTCACGCAGCTTGAACTGCTTGTCGTTAATACATCGCTTGCAGTCCCATCGCTAATGTCGCCCACTGTGGCCGCCAGCACGACGCAATTGATCGTCGCCGGGTCAGGACGCCTATTTGCCGTCTCTATCCCTGTGCATAGCGGCGGCAGCCAAATCCGTGTTTATAACAGCGCCACAACTGGCGGCATTGCTGCCAGCAATCTCATTTTCCAAAGCCTACCCTCCAATACAAGTGGCTGGATGACTTATTATACCGTCAACCTTGCCTACACTAATGGCCTTGTCATAGCGACAGACGCATCGACCAATTGCGCCGTCTCCTATACGCCTAACCCGTGAGGAAGCCATGCCGCTGAAAAAAGGTTCCTCACAGAAGACGATCAGCTCCAATATTGGGGAACTGGTTGGCTCTGGCCGCCCACAGAAGCAGGCCGTCGCCATCGCGCTCAACACCGCCCGCCACGCCAAGGCGGAGGGTGGGCCTATGCAGCGCGCCGCGCCCACTGGCGCCTCTGACGGCGTCCACCTCGGGCCCATCCACAGCCCCGTGGCCGGTCGCACGGACCACCTGCCCATGCACGTCCCCTCGGGCTCCTACGTCATCCCCGCCGACATCGTGTCCTCGCTGGGCGAGGGCAACACCATGGCGGGCTATCGGGCCGTCAAAATGATGTTCCGTGACGCGGCGGCGGGCGCCTACGCGGCTGGCGGGGGCGTTGGGGAACCCGTTCCTATTGTCGCAGCCGGTGGAGAATATGTTCTTTCCCCAGACGAAGTGATCTGGGCGGGCAGGGGTGACCTTGACGCGGGCCACCGCGCCCTCGACAACTGGATTACGGGGACGCGCAAGGAGCTGATCAAGACGCTCCAGAAACTCCCCGGGCCAAAGAAGGATTGAGGGGGATCTCAATGTCTGATGAACTGAAAGTATGGGTCGGCAAGCTTGAAGACGTAGACGTAATGATGGAGCTGGCCATAGAGGGCTGCTACGAGAACAGCTTCGTAAAACCCAACCACGAGCGCCTGCTGCGCGAGATCTGGCCCGCCCTGAGCCGCGAGAATGGGATCGTCGGCTTCGTGGGCGTGCCCGGCGAGAAGCCGCAGGGGGCAATTCTTTTGAGAATTTGCCATGTGTGGTATAGTGACGACGAGATACTAGAGGAGCGCGCCGTCTTCATTCACCCTGATTTCAGGGCAGCGAAGGGGGGCCGCGCTCGCAAGTTGTGCGAATTTAGCAAGCAGGTCTCGGATGAACTTGGAATACCGCTCACCATCGGTGTCATGTCCAGCCAGCGGACGGCGGGCAAGGTCCGCATGTACGAGCGCATTTTCGGGCCACCATCAGGGGCTTATTTCCTTTACGGAACCCGCACAGGCACTTGGAAACAGGCAGCCGAGTAACGCTATGAAGAGCCGGAGCGCCGCCAAATGAGCAATGTTTTTGTCTTCAGGCGGCCTCCCCACGGCGTCATCACCGAGTATTTTGGCGGCGGCAAGGGCGGCTCGACCACGACAACCAACAATGTGACGCAGATCCCGCCGGAAGTTCTGGCGCGGTACAATGCCGTCAACGCCCGCGCCGAGGCAGTTGCCCAGCAGCCCTATCAGGCCTACAGCAACGACCCCAACGCCTTCGTCGCGCCCCTAAACGCCACGCAGCAGGCGGGCATTCAGAATACCAACATCATGGCGGGGGCCGCCCAGCCCTATTATGGCGCCGCCACGCAACAGCTCTTGCAGGCCCAGCAGGGCGCGCAGCCCTACCTTGGCGCGGCCACGGCGGGGACGCTGGCTGGCGCGCAGGCTGTTGACCCGTCGCAGTTAAACGTGGGTCAGTACCTCAACCCTTTCACGCAGAGCGTTGTAGGGGCCACTCAGGCCGCCATGAACCAGCAACAGGCGCAGCAGCTTGCCCAGCAGCAGGCTGAGGCCATTCGTGGCGGGGCCTTTGGCGGCGACCGTGCGGGTTTGCAGCGTCAGGCCTTGCGTGGCCAGCAGGCGCTCGCGCAGTCTCAGGCGATTGCGCCCCTGTATCAGCAGGGCTACCAGCAGGCCCTCCAGACGGCTCAGCAGCAGCAGGGCGTTGGCCTCGGCGCGCAGCAGGCCAACCGTCAGGCTCTCCAGCAGATGTCCCAACAGCTCGCCAACCTTGGCCAGCAGGGCTACGGCATGGGCGCCAACACGTCGACCCTCCTCGGCAGCATCGGCACGAATGCCCAGCAGGCGGGCCTTGCTGGCGCTCAGGCGCAGATGCAGGCGGGTCAGGCCCAGCAGCAGACGCAGCAGGCGGGCTTGCAGGCTATGTATAACCAGTTCCTCCAGCAGCAGGGCTTCCCCTACCAGCAGGCGCAGTTCTTGGCGAACATCGCCACCGGAACGGGCGCCCTATCGGGCAACGCCTCAAGCGGCACCTCCACCACCACTGGCGGCGGCGGCTTCTTCTCGGACGAGCGCCTGAAGGAGAACATCAAGAAGGTCGGCGAGACCAACGACGGCCAGCCCATCTACCGTTACAACTACAAGGGCGACCAGCGCACCCAGATCGGCCTCTTGGCGCAGGACGTTGAGAAGGACCACCCCGAGGCCGTGGGCTTGGCGGGTGGCTACAAGACCGTGGACTACAAGAAGGCCACCGAGGACGCGGTCCACAAGGCTGACGGCGGGTCGGCAACTGACGCCTACGCCATAAGTCCGTCTGCTGGAAACAGCCAGATGCTTCAGGAGAACTCCGGCAAGGGCCTTGGGGTCATACCCAGTCTGCCGCAGATGATCACTGGCCCGCAGCGCATTGAGGCTGGCGCCAATGCCGCTCAATTGGCCGCGCTGCGCGCCCCGCAGGCAAGAGGATATTCGCTTGGTACGCGCGAGGGCAAGGAGGCCGAGCTGGCGTCCCTGCAAAGTTCTATGACAATGCCCCCCGGCCCCAATGGTGAACTCCTTGGTTCCGGCAAGCCTTACCTTGAGAGCCGCATCAACACTCTTCAGGATTGGCTTAACAAGAACAACTCGCAGGGGGGCCTTGTCGGGCCGCAGGGCGGATCCTTCGCGCGCGGCGGGCTGGCCGAGGGCGACTACATGAACCCGGCGCTTGCCTATTACAGCCCCCAGCAGGCGCAGCAGGGCGTTTTCCAGTTGCAGCCAATTCCTCAGCGCCAGATCCTTCAGGGCACCCCGATGCAGGCGCCGCCGCAGCGGCAGCAGCCTGACGCGATCACCTCCGCCAATCAGATGGCTGGCCTCGTCGGCAATCTGAACTCTGCCTATAAGGCGCGTCCTGATTTCCTGCGCAGTGCGGAGGATGTGGCCAAGCGCAAGAACGAAGAACTTTACCGCGACAAGATACGGGAAGAATACTTCCAGAAACATGGCATAGAGCCCGCGAAGGTTGCGGAAATCTTGCCCGAAGATAGGCTTGTTGTGCCTGAAGTGTACGCCGCCCGTGGCGGCCTGATCGGCGACCGCCACCACTACAGCCGTGGGGGCATCAACCCCTACGGCGGCCTTGGCGGCAACGACATACTCGGCCCCATCATTGAAGAGCAGGACACGAGCCGCCGCCTTTCAAATGACAAGGTAACGCCTCCCCCGGCACCCAAGCAGCAATCTGACGGCCTTGGGCAGCTTGCGCAGATGGCCAACACCGGCAAGAGCCTCTACAAGGGCGGCGAGTGGGCGGCTGGCAAGTTGGGCCTTGGTGCGCCCGAGACCGCCATGAGCGCCACGAGCGCCGAGGCTTTGCCGGGCGTCATTGACCTTACGTCTGGCGCTGGCATTGCCGGTGCGGCCCCCGAGGCTCTATCCGCCGGGCTCGCTGGTGGTGAGGCCCTTGCGGGCGGCGCTGCGGCTGCGGAAGGCCTTGCGGCTGGCGCTGGACTGGCTGAACTTGGCGCTGGCGCTGCTGCGGCTGGCGCTGGCATCATGGAGGCCCTGCCCTTCCTCGCCTTCCTGTCCGACGAGCGCGCCAAGCACGACATCAAGAAGGTTGGCACCCTCTTCGACGGCCAGCCCGTCTACCGCTACGCCTACAACGGCGATGATAAGACCCAGATGGGCCTCCTCGCCCAGAAGGTCGAGAAGGCCGCCCCCGAGGCCGTTGGCCTTGCTGGCGGCATGAAGACGGTCAACTACAAGAAGGCGACTGACAAGGCTGCCAAGCGCGGGCACTATCAGACGGCGGGCCTTGTCCCGCCAGAAGACGTTCCGGTTGTTGAGGCCGACGGTGGCGGGGGAGACACGGGCGGCTTGACTGTTGTCGGGCGCTCCGCCCCTGACGTGCGCCCCGCGCCTCGCCTCACTCCAGAGAACGCGGTTGTAGCTACAGCGCCCCGCGCGCGTGAGCCCGGCCTTAACCCTCCCAAGTCCTTCCTGCCCGAGATCACGTCCGAGGGCGTCAGGGACACGCTCTCTTCTGAAAACTTCTGGGTTCCCGCGCTGGCTGGCATTGGCTCGATGCTGGCGTCGCCCAACAAGACACTGGCTGGGGCTATTGGCTCCGGTCTGGTGGGCGGGACGACTGCCTACACTGACTTGCAGAAGCAGAACGCCTTGCAGACGAAGCAGCGTTTTGAACTTGCCAAGGATCTCTTCAAAGGTCCGGTTGAAGGGGACGACAAGAAGCTGTACTGGCGCCACGTTCCTTCGGGCAAACTTGTCCCGCAGGAGGAATACGAGCGCCTGTACTCTGACTTCGTCCGTGGGAGTGCCGGAACGCCAAGAAGCACTGCGCCTTCGTCAGAGACTCCGGCGGTTGCTACTGCTCGCGGCGTAATTGCCGAACAACCGCCGCAGCTTACAAAAACACCGACAGCCCCGCCTGCCCCCGCAGCAACAACGGTTGCGGAAACACCCGCCCCTGACACCGCGCAGGCGCAGGCTGCGCAGACGCCTGCCGCACCGCCTCCGGCTGAAGGCCAGCCACCCCTGAAGAACAAGACGCAAATCAAGAATGAAATGCTTGTCAGCCCTCAGACGTGGGCAGACGCGCCGCGCGAGCGCAATCCAATTCTCTTGCGTCAAGAGGCCGTTAGGCTAGAAGGCCAAGTGAAAGAACTTCGCGAAAAGGCCCGCCGCATTGCAACGACAATGCCTGAAAACACCACTGAAGGGCCTCGTCTGACCGCTGAAGCCAATCAATTGGATAATAATCGCAAGGAGATGATTGAACGTTCTGAGAAGATATTGGAAGAGGCGGCTGACCTTGCTTACGAGGACCAGAAAGCTCAGGCATCCCGGCGTACTGCTCAGACGGTTGGGCGCACGGCTGTGCCTAAAACTCCTGCGGTTCCTCTTCCTCAAGGTATGACTGTCGCCGAAGCCGAGACCAACCCGGACTATCTTGGCTCTCTCATTAAGTTCAACATGGATAGCTATGCCGAACTTAAAGAAAGGGGCGAACTTGAAGAGGCCAATAAATATCTGGCGTCTGCGGAGAAAGCCCGCGACCGTTTGGAGAAAGTTATTGGCACTGAGTTTACGACGAGTTCTGAGACTGTCTTCAGAATTAATCCTCAAGCTCCCGTGTATAATGTCACAAAGCCCAAAGCGTTGCCTGCCGATTACAAGGCAAACATCGACCCCAACACTGGGGCCGTTGTCTCAAAGCCTATTGGGGAATTTGTTGGTTATCCTGAAACAGGTGGCCACCCCGTCGATCCTCAATTGATTGGCAAAAAAGCCATCGTCAAGGAAGGAACGGACAAAAAGAAGGCGCGCTCTATTGCCCAGAGTGACGAGGCAGAAAAAGAGTTTGTTAACGGAGCGGAGAGGGCTCAAGACGCTCTGGCAACCAGTCTTAAATTTGCCACTGCTGCCAAAATTTTGGAAGCAAAGGGTGCGAACACGACCAAAGCCGAGATGTCAAATCTTGCGCGCGGCCTTGGGTTCGATGTTCTTGCCGATCAAATTCTGAGCGCCAAAGATGAAACTGCCGCCTTTATTGCCCTGAAGACAAATGTCGATCAGGCCATACAGCAAGCGTCCAATGCCTTCCCGAGGATCACTCAGAACGAGTTCGCCGTCACCAAAAAGGAGGCGACCGCAAGCATTGATGCCCCATTTGGGGCATCTTACAGCCTTGCCCAGACCCAAGTGGCGCGCGCTTTGTGGCAGAATGCCCTTCTCTCTGATTGGGAAAAAGAGAAGCGCATGAACGGCACAACGAACTTCAATGCGTTCCGTGACGTTTGGCAGAGAGCGCATCCCAAGGCCATGTTTGAAGAGTCAGCCGCCCGTGCCCTTGGCAACTTCAAGGGTCAAGATCTGCCAAAGATGACAGAATTCACCGAGGGCGTCGTTTATGTCATGCCCAAGAATGCTGAGAAAACAGCCCTTGGCAGGAAATTCATTGATAAGGGGTTCCGCCCCGGCGACCTGTTTGTTATGAACGGCGTCAACCATCAAGAGGGAGACTTTGGCGAACCGACTAAGGTTGCTCCTGCGGACGCCTTTAAGGTCCACCTCCGCGCTCCCGTCCTCACATATGGGGCTCGCTAACGATGGGCATGAAATACAGCGATATTGAAGACACTGCGGGTCAGGCCCCGCTTGTCTCTGGCGGCATGAAATATGCCGACATTCAGGATGAGCCGGTGGCTCCTAATGAGCCACAGATGGTGGAAATGCCCGCCACTGGTCTCCTTGGAGAGCCTATGGGGACGACCGAAACAGTTGAGGTCAAAGATCGCAGGCCATTTGAGGATCTGCCGACAGTTGCTGAGATGCCGTTGACCAATGTTCCCGGCTTTGGGAAAACTGCCCAAACCCAACTCGGCATGATGTTCAGCTCGACGCCTGAAGGCGCCCGTAAGATTATTGAGCAGAACGTCCCCGGAGCCCGCTATAGCTTTGATAAATACAACAACCCCCTCATCATCGTCCCCGACGACAAGGGCGTGGAGCAGGCCTATCATCTCGACAAGCCCGGCATCAATGCGCTCGACTTCAGCCGGTTTGTTGGCAAGAGCATCGCGGCTCTTCCCGCTTCAATGACTGCGGCCTATCTTGCGCCCGCAGCGACTGTTGGCCTTCCCATTGCCGTGGCCATGCAGGGCGCGGCTGGCGGCATCTCCAGCATCCTTGAAGACGTTGCCTCCAATGTTCTGGGGTCTGAGGAGACGCCAGACCTTGGGAAAGCCGCGCTATCCACCGCGATTGGCGCCGCCGGTCCTGTGGTCGGCGAGGCTGGAAAGTCTCTTGCGGCGATGTGGACCCCGGACGTGTTCAACAGCATGTCTCGCGGGGCGCAGAACTTCTTGAGGCGGTTCTCTGACAAGTTTAAGGCGGGGGACATCCCCATCCCAAAGGATGGACGCGACGTTCTCTTGGACACGCCGCAGTTCCGCGCTTTGGCGAAGAGCATCATTAACGAGAGCCCCGACTCTCCCGCCGCAAAGACCATTACAAACTTGGTCAGGGCGCGCGACGAGGCGACGCCCACTCGCGTCAGGGACGGAGTTGATAGTTCAATTGGTCGCGCAACTATAAGCGAACGCGAGGCTGACGAGGCCTACAAGCAATATATGGGCACTCTTTCGGGGCAAGAGAGCCCGCTCCTTAAGAATGCTGGGCCAATTGACCCCAGCGGCATCGTGCAGAAGATCGACAGCATGCTGCCAACTGCGCAGGGAAAAACTGCGTCAGCTCTTCAAAAAATCAGGTCGTTCTTTGTGGAGAGCGAAGGAACGCCCGGAACCGCTGCAAGTGTTAAGGAGATCAGAGATCCCAACACTGGCAGGGTCATCCGTCGCGAATATGAGCCTGCGCAGGATGCCACCCCTCCCACCTACAAGACAGACGCCCAAGCATTGGAGGCGGCGCGCGTTGAGATTGATAGTTTGATCCACAGAGGCGACCAGACGCTCGGGATCGGCCCCGGAGAACTGCGCGGGCGCAAGGGCGCCATCAGTTCCATTCGCGAAGATCTTTCGGGTCTCTTGAAGAAGGAGATCAAGGGCTACAAGGAAGTTATGGGCAAGTATGAGAACGCCTACGCCCTGATTGAGGCCAATGAGATCGGCCAGAACCTGTTCGCTGGGGGCGAAAAGGCGCTCAGGCCAGATCAAGTTGCGCTCTTTATGAAAGATCCTGCGCAGGCTCCGGCTCTCCGTGCATCTGTCCGCAGCCTCATCAATAACAAGCTCAATGGGCCGGTTGAGGACGTTGCGGTCTTGAAGCGCATGCTTGGCGGCGAGGGCGATTACAGCCGCAAGTCTCTTGAGAACATTTTTGGCAAGAACGAAGTCAATCGCCTCGCGAGGGTTGTAGACCGCGAACTTGAGTTCCGCCAGACTTCAAGGGATCTCCTGCCCGCCCAGAAGGCTGCGCAGGGCGCCGAGATGCAGCAAGCCTTCGCCTCTGATGTTGGCGACATTACTATCCCGCAGACGCTTCAAGGCGCAGGCTCTTTAGCCACAAAGCCCCTTAGCGCCGTCCGCCGCATGGCTAAGGGGACGAACACTCCCGAGTTCAGGGAAGACCTGTCCAAGTTTATGACTGCACCGGCAACGGAGCTTCCGGCCTACGCTCGTGGCATGCAGAAAAGCATATCAATGGATGAGGCTATCAAAAGGGCTCAAACTTTTACGCCCTTTGCGGAGAGGCTTCCGTCCGCCGCGACTGGGCGCCCCGAGGATCGCGAGGGCCGCGCCACCGGCGGCGCCGTCAACTTGATGGCGCTCTCCAAGGCGGCGAAGAAACATGTTACAAGAAGCACTGAGGACCTTCTGAACGAGAGCGACGACACGGTCGCCCGCGCCTTGGAAGTCGCCAACAAGCACATCTGAGGGCTGATCCATGTCAACGCAGTCAGTTAACAAGGATATGATCCTCCCCGCCAACGGGGAGTACGTCAACACATGGAACGTCCCGGTTAACGCAGACTTGACCATCATCGACAACGCCTTGGGCGGGACGACGAGCCTGAACGCGACTTCTGGTTCGGTAACGCTGACTGCGGCCCAGTACCAGCCCCTGATCCTGAACGTGACCGGCTCGATTGCGGCGGATGTGACCTACACAATTCCGTCTGGGGTTGGCGGCCAGTGGATGGTCAAGAATCTGACAACTGGCGGGTATAGCGTCATCATAGCCTCTGGCGGGGGCGGGACGACCGCCACGGTGGACAACGGAACGGTCTGCTCGGTGGTGTGCGACGGGACGAACGTGTACATCCCCACGAACACGAGCGTCCCCACGGGCGGCAGCGGCAATCAGGCGTTCTATCTTAATGACATCACCATCACGAAGAACTATACTATCCCCGTTGGGAAAAACGCCGGGACGTTCGGGCCGGTGACGGTCAACTCGGGAATCTCAGTAACTGTGCCCACGGGCTCAACTTGGACGGTGGTTTAAGATGCCTGTATCAATCAGAGGAACCGCTGGCGGATCTGTCACTCTCTCGTCTGGCGCTGCGGCGGCTGACACGACGGTTACGTTGCCTAATGCAACGGGGACTGCGGTCGTATCGACTGCGGTGTCAGCCTCAACCACCAACACGGTGACGAACAAGATTGCCATCAACATTGGCGGCACTGTTTATTATATTCTTGCCTCCACGTCTGGCACATAAGGAGGCTAAGTAATGTCTACGCTCCGCACGATTAACGTCATCCACCCCTCGGGCTCAACGACCAACATCGTCAACGACGCCAGCGGCAATGTGGCCGTGGGCAACAACCTGACGGTGGCGGGGACATCCACCATCTCCGGCAACGAGACTGTCACCGGCACTCTCGTGATGGGTTCCAGCTTCAAGCGCAACCGCATCATCAATGGGAACATGGTGGTGGATCAGCGGAATGCTGGGGCGAGTGTGACTGCCAACACGTCGCCCGTGTTTCCAGTGGATCGATTTTACTGCGATGCAAATGCTAATGGCGTGTTTACAGCACAACGCAGCACCACTGCTCCAACTGGCTTTACCAACAGCGTGATTTTAACAGTTACTACAGCGCGCACTTCGATTGCAGCAAGCGATGTATATGCAATCCGGCAGCAAATTGAAGGTTTCAACACTGCCGATCTTGGCTGGGGCACAGCCTCTGCCCAAAGCGTCACGTTGTCCTTTTGGGTAAGGTCTAGCATCACCGGAACTTATGCGGTTGCATTTTTCAATTCTGCATTTAACCGCAGTTATGTCGCCACCTACACAGTCAATGCGGCGAACACTTTTGAACAAAAGACCATAACAATTGCTGGTGATACGACCGGCACATGGCTGACTGATAACGGAATTGGTCTTTCTGTACTCTGGGATTTGGGCTCCGGCTCAAACTACAATGGAACGGCTGGATCATGGGCTGCTGTTGGGCGTATTCGCACTAGCGCAACAACAAACTGGATCAGCACCAACGGCGCAACCTTCTACATCACAGGCGTCCAGCTAGAGGTCGGCACCAAGGCGACTCCCTACGAGATGCAGATCTACAGCGATCAACTGGCGCAGTGTCAGAGGTATTATTGGAAAAGCGCGCAAGATGGGTATAGCACAACGCAGAAGATGCTTCTCCCGAATACCGGCAACACTGCTCGCTTTGTAACATTCCCGTTCCCCGTTCAAATGAGGAGTAATCCAACAGTTAGTGCCACTGTTAGCTCAGGTACAGCTAGTGACTACGGCACAAATAGAAACATTTTTGGTTTTCAAGCCTATAGTTTAGCAAACGACTCCATCAATGTTGACATATCGGCAATGACTGCGAGCGCGGAGCTTTGATCATGTACACCAACGCTCAGTACTATAACACTGACTATGCCCAACCCGCTGGCATCCGCTGCGACATCAACGGCGTGACGAGCTTCGTGCCGATTGACCCGGCTAACACCGACTACGCCAATCTAATGAAACTTCAGGAGGAGGGGAAAATTGTTATAGCCCCTGCTGAACAATGACAAACAATTTTTATGTCTACGAACATTGGCGTCCTGATCGGGATGAGTGCTTTTACGTCGGTAAAGGTAAAGGAAAGCGCGCCAATAGCATGTACAAAAGGAATCCCCATCACAAGGCCATTCAAGGCAAACTGAGTCGCTCTGGCATGTGTGTAGAGGTTCGCATTGTCGCTTCGGGCTTAACTGAAGCAGAAGCATTCGCCTTAGAAATTGAACGCATAAAATTTTGGAAAGAGGCTAACATAGACTTAGCAAATGTTGCAGAAGGTGGCGGTGGGAATACAGGATTCAAACATTCCAAAGAGACAATGGCTATTATTGCAACAAAAAATCGTGGTAAAAAACGTCCTCCTGAATTTGGTGAGATGTTAAGTAAAAAATTAAAGGGGCGCATTTTTAGCGAAGAGCATCTGCGTAAAATGTCTGAAGTCAAGAAAGGCAAACCAGTATCCCCATTGGCGCGGCAAAAATTAGCAGATTGGAGCAAGAATGGCGTGCGCACAGAACAGCATAAAAAAAATATTTCTGAAGCGCAGAAGAGGCGATTTCAAGACCCTATCGTAAAAGAACAATTTAGGTTACATTCTGTTGGCCGTGTTCCATCTGAGGAAACGCGCATGAAGATGTCTATAGCTGCTAAAAATAGGCGCAACCGTGAAAAGCTCGTCGCTGAAGGTAAGCTGTCCATCGCACCCGCGAGTCCGTAATACCCATGCTCTGGCGCGTCGGAGACTAGAACGTGAGCAATGCTCAG